CATGCTGGCCGCCATATCTTCCGCGAAGGTTGCGAGCTTTTCTGCTTCAGCTTCTGAAATGTCTACCGTCATATCCACAATCAGCGGACGTGGTAAAAGAGTGCTTACGGCCAATGTCACTTGGCGTTGGTTACTGAGTGTGACTTCGTGCATAACACGAGATTGAGCCAGCATTTCTCGCGCTTCTTCACGAAGTGCCATGGCTTGTTCCAGTTCTTTATTCATCTTCATTGCTCCTACGCTAAGACGAAAAAAAAGCCCCCCTTTCCTTGTGGAACACTGCGGGGGCAACGGGGTTGGCTAGGTTTAAAGGAAATCGGGCGCTTTCAGTTGGCTCACGTTGCCTACTTCACACTCAAAGCGTTTGGTCACTTTGTTCATCTCTTCCAAACCACGGCGCACCTTTTGGCGCTCGATGTCGTTGAGTTGGTCAAAGGTGACGTTTGCGATTCGCGGGTCAAGATCACCCGCAATGCAGCACATGGCGCGTTGCTTTAGGGTTAGCGCGTTATAGGCTTTGCGCACTTTGTTGCGCTTGTAGCTGCTTTCAAACAGGGCGTGCGCCATCGCAATGCTGTGCGCGGCGGGCACATGCGGCAGCGTGGCGAGGTAGGCATCTACCTCTGCGCGGCTGCGTGGTGCGTGGTACTGCGGCAGGTTCACGGCTTCACTGTGTTCTGCCGTTTGCATTTGTTGTTTATTGCGCTGCACTTGCTGGCGCGTTTCTGCGATGGCTGACATGGTGTTTTCTCCTTATGCGAATCCGGGGATTGGCGCACCTTGAGCCATGAAATCCGAACCCATTTGTATCAAGGGTTGCAGGCCTGTTGTGCGTTTTTCTAAATCGGCGATCAGTAATGCCAAGTTGCCCAAGGCGGCTTGGCACTTCGCGAGGGTTTTGCGCTTACGGCTGCGCGGTAAACGCTCTGCGGTGCACATTTGCATTGCATCACTAGAGAGTTCCCCACAAAGCGAGGTGTTGAGCAGTACGCGCTCAATGATGTTCTTTTCTTCCCCTTGCTCTGGCAGCGCCACGGCAACTACGCCGCAATCACTGAAAAGGGTATTGATGATGGTGTAATCCCCTGATGCCTTGCACAGCAGCACTAAATCAACTGGGCTCAGTTTGTGCGGCTGTGCAGGGTTGAGCATGTTGCGCAGCGATTGCCCGTCTAACGAAATGCGTTTGGCGAGCTGTTCAATGTTGTGATTGACAACGAAATCACTGCAAACGGCGTTGTAAGCTTGCTGTTTGCGTTCACGTAATTCATACATGGCGATGTCAGAAACCATAATTAACAATCCTTATATAAAAGGCGGTATGCAAATGACTGACGCTGCAAACAGATGTAGCCACAACGGGCAATAGTTTTTAGTTGGAATCAGGGAGGAGAAACGCATGATTACCCCAGCACCTGCATAGCTTCACGCGCTGCGATTTCGTGCATCGCAACCATGTTGACTAAGGGTTTTTCTTTCGTTTTGGTTTTGGGTTTGATGATGATTCGCCCTTCTGCGATGTACTGGCGAATGGTGCCCATCGGTAAACCGGAAATGACGGAATACTTTTCACAGGTCACGTATGGGCTTTCGGGTGCTACCTCATATGTCAGCATGGTGATATCCTTAAACGTTGTTAAATCATCGGTTCTATTCGGTCTTGGTCGGCGTTGGAACCGGAACACAAACAGATATTAGATCGCCAAAAACAATCACGCAAGTAAACAAATAGCGATCAATGTCAAAAAATAAACTCGTGGCGATATGAAAAACACAAAGATTCCACCTTTTGACTATATAAAAGGTCATGAATTCACAGAGGTTTTAAAGGAAGTTACAGGATGTTCAACGTTTGGCGATATGGCTGAACTTTTTGATGTACCTAAAGCGACTTTCAGCACTTGGAACCTTCACAATCGTACATCTCACGAATTGATGGTGAGACTTCATCTGGCGAAGGGCATCCCTATTGCAAAGATGGCGCTAGGCATTGATGAACCAGCAACGCATCAAGTTGCCGAGGCTCCTCAGGATTACACCCACCTTCAGAAGAAGTTGATTAATCCCCAGCATGAAACCGTCATTCTCAAATCATTCTGCCTGACAAACGGTCAGCTTCTTGAAACTGGCGAGATCCCTTACCCCGTTCGCCGGATGAATAGCTTTAACCTGAAATCTGGCAGCACGATTGAAGTTGAAACCAATGAGGCGCTTTATCTGGTGGATAACGATTCGCGGGATGCGGTTTCCGGTAACTACTTGATTGATATTGATGGCCGTTTGTCGGTTAACCATATTCAGCGTTTACCCGGCAAAAAGCTGGCGATTGCGTTTGGTGAAAGCACGATTGAAGTATCAGAACACGACATTAAAGTGCTTGGCCGTGTCGCGGTGACTCTAAGAAAAGATTGATTTTTAATTGGCTAGGGAATGAAAGATGACAGATAGAATTGTTGATATTGATGAACATGGACAACCCACTTCATGGGGCATTAACTATAAGCGTAATAAAGAAAAAGCATTGAAGTCACTACAAGGCATTCTATCCGGCATTCAGGCTGATAGACGCCTTAATCCAACGGAAGTCCTATTTCTTGATACTTGGTTAAAAACCGACACGGCTTTTAAGAAGGATGGAGACTTTCTTGATTTGAGAGATCTTATCGAGGATGTTCTTGAAGATGGCGTTGTTGAAGAACATGAGTTAACAGAAATTAGAAACTTGATTAAAGATATTTTGAATTATGGCTTCAGAGATGGTTGGGAATCTGATGGTTTGATTAATCAACTCCTTGGTTTTTTGCAAGGTATTACTGCGGACGACTCCATCAACGATAAAGAAATTCATGCTCTTAATAAGATGCTTAATTCTAACAGAGAAGTTATCGCAAATTGGCCGGGCGATGTTATTCATCAACGTTTAAACAAAATTCTTTCTGATGGCATCGTGGATGAT